AAAGCTAGTATGGAGATGTCTATTGGCGCCGCCAAAGTTGCTTTGGTTAATTTGCAGGTCAATGTCGAGATGGCCGTGAGTGTACTCAAAAGTGTAAAGGACGGCATGCCGGCGAATGTAAGGCCTTACATAAAAATATGTACAAATAATGAAGACGACGACTGCGCCGAACCGGCCGGCATAACAGGAATAAGTACTTGGGTCCTCCAGGTGGACGATTTACCACCGGACGAACTGGCTGCAGCTGTAGAACAAAAGGAAACTTTTGAAGAAGATTGGGAAAACTTCAAAGAACAATTTGCTAAGGCTGAACAACTTCTTAAAGATTTTGTTAAGGCTAAAGAAGATCTAGACGCTCTTGAAGATGGGTACGAACAGTTTGTAACTCATACAGTTGCGACAATTAATAAAGCAAAGGAAGCAATGAAAGACGTGTTAACCTCACCTTTCCTATTACCTGGTTTATGGGCAGCTATGATTCCTTCCATGATACCATATTTTGGCGGCCTTATGCCACCACCCTTCCCTGGCGGCCCTCCAAGTACAATACCTGGAATGATATATCTTCTTTTATTATTCTTGGATGCGTGGGAAGAATTCCAAGCAGAGCTAGCAGATGAGAGCGCAGTCGAAGATGAGTTTGATTGCGATGACCTCCTGTGACGATTTTGAATACGAAGACTATTTATAAACACATATAAGAAAATATGTATAAAATGTTTTTCTGAAGGAGGATATTAAATGGATGGCATTGGACCGCAACTACCCTTAACTGTGTCGACTTCCGCCGGCGCATATGCCTTGATAACCTCCTATCAAGAGCAAGTTAAGCAAAATTTTAAAAATCTATTGTTGACATCACCTGGAGAAAGAATGATGAATCCAGATTTTGGTGTAGGCATGAGATCTTTCTTATTTGAGCCAAAAATACAGGCTGTTCCGGCTATTAGACAGAGAATAACTAGACAAGTTAGAAAATATATGCCGTTTATACAAATTAATAAAATTAAATTTGATTCCGGAGAAAATTTATCAGAGTCTGATTTTATGGACTCTCCTTTATTGTCGATTAACATCGAGTATACTGTACCAAGCTTAAATTTAAACACAACCTTAATTTTGCAAAATGAGGATACCATCTAGCTATGTCTAAAAAAGATAAAAAATTAATAAGATATACCGATAGGGAGTTTAATTCTATTAAACAAGGTTTGGTTGATTATGCTCGTCGATATTACCCCTCAATATATAAAGATTTCTCTGAAGCCTCATTTGGGTCTATGATGTTGGACACGGTGGCTTACGTGGGCGATATATTATCTTTTTACTTAGACTACCAGGCAAATGAATCTTTTCTAGACACAGCAATAGAATACAACAATATCATTAGGCTTGGAGAGCAAGTTGGATATCAACAGCCTCTTCGAGCAAATTCGTTTGGTTTAGTAGCTCTGTATGTTTTAATTCCTGTAGCTAGTGATTCTTCTTTACCCGATAACGATTATTTGCCTGTTTTAGTTAGGGGTAGTAAATTTTCTTCTACGGCCGGCCAAATATTTACACTAATTGATGATGTGGATTTTGGTAATCCTGATAATGAAATAGTAGCTGCCACCTCAGACGATAGCGGTGTACCAACGTCTTACGCCATAAAGGCCTATGGACGCGTAATATCAGGTGAGCTAAGAGATGAATTAATTAATGTCGGTGACTTTGTTAGATTTTTAACTGTTCCGATAGCGGATCCTAACATAACTGAAATAGTATCTGTACTTGATGCGGAAGGCCATGAATATTTTGAAGTTGATTATTTATCTCAAGATACGATCTACAGATCAGTAGTTAACAAGGACGCCAGCACTAGACAACATACCCCTAATATTATTGTCACAACTTCTGTGCCTCGACGCTTTACCACATTTAATAGAAATGGGCAAATATTTCTTAAATTTGGATATGGCTCAGAATCATCTTTAAAAACCGATAACACAACACATCCTTCAAACGTAATATTAAAGATGCATGGCAAAGAATACGAAAAAGATTTGTCTTTTGATCCTTCGAAATTGTTGGAAACAGACAAGTTTGGTATTGCGCCGGCCAACACAACATTCACTGTTACTTATCGTACTAATACTACTGATAATGTTAATGTTGCAACGAATGGTCTGACCAATATTACAGATCCAATATTGATTTTTAAAAGCGAGGCAGCAAGTAGCGGTAAAATTGATTTTGTTCGAGATAATCTAGAGGTTATTAATGAACAACCAATTTTAGGAGATGTGAGTATGCCAACTAATAATGAACTTAAGCAAAGAGTAAACGATACTTTTTCATCGCAGAACAGAGCGGTAACAGCAGATGATTATGAGTCTATCGTATACAGGATGCCAAGTAAGTTTGGAAGGATTAAAAGAACAAAAATTTTGAGAGATCATGACTCTTTTAAAAGAAATCTTAATTTATATCTTTTGTCAGAAGACGTCGACGGAAAATTAATAACAACAAACCAGGTGTTAAAGAACAATGTTAAAGTTTGGTTAAACCGTTATAGAATGATAAACGACACTATTGATATTTTAGATCCTCGCATAATAAATATCAGGATTAACTTTGTTGCAGTTATCGATTTATCTGAAGATAAATTTGAGGCTTTGAACGTCGCTATAAGAGAAATACGAGAAATGTTTAAAGAAACTCTAGATATAGGGCAGCCAATCTATATTACAAAAATCTATGATAGATTAAACAATTTAGACGAAATTATTGATGTAACCAACGTTAAAATAACTAATCAAAGTGGCGGTCTATATTCAGATGAAACTCTGAATATAGAACAATATATATCTGCAGACGGCCGAATTTTATATGCACCAGAAAATGCTATTTACGAATTGAAATATCCAAACGCAGATATTAAGGGAACTATTAAATAAAATGAGTATTAAGAGATACATTGCAAACAAAGATAATACTATAACCAATGCTTACGGTCTGGCACGCAACGAGCGCTCCCGTGCCACCGGCTCTAATATGGGCGCCGCAGATATACTTGAAACTTTTTCAATTTACGGCCAAAATACAACCAGTTCCGCAGAATTATCTCGTATACTAATACAATTTCCAATTGATACAATATCTTCTGATAGAACAGCTGGAACAATTCCAGCTTCTGGAAGTGCTAAATTCTTTTTAAAAATGTCAAATGCAAGACACTCAGAACAGCTTCCAAGAGATTTCACTTTAAGCGTCCAGGCAGTTTCTCAATCATGGCAAGAAGGCTATGGTTTAGACATGGATACATATACTGATAAAACAAAAGATTCAATCGACGGCTCAAATTGGATTATGCGTGAGAAGGGGGTTACTTGGGGTAAAGTAGGGGGAGACTATCACTCCTCTTCATACTCCGCCGGCGCAACGATGCCAAATTATACTTATACTTTTTCCGAGGGTACTGAGGACATGGATTTAGATGTCACTGCTGCTGTAGAAGAATGGATAGCCGGAACACAAACAAATAATGGTTTTGGTGTTTTTCTATCACCAGGTTATGAAGCCTATACAACTGCTTCAGATGGCAGTATACTGCTTAACACTAGTGGACAAAGAACTAGTTTTTATACAAAGAGGTTTTTTTCCAGAACAAGCGAATATTTTTTCCGTAGACCCTATATTGAAGCTCGTTGGGACTCAAGAGTAACAGATGATAGAGGAAATTTTTATTATAGTAGTTCTTTAGCGCCAGCAGTTGACAACTTAAACACAATATACCTTTATAATTATGTTAGAGGGCAACTTAGAAATGTCCCTGAAATTGGAACAGGCAAAATTTATGTTAGTATTTACTCTGGTTCGGCAAAAAATACAGTTCCTGGTACAGAAAAATTAGCTTTAAGTCTCGGAGGCGATGTGGTTGCTGCAGGCCATTTTAATGTAACAGGAGGATACGTCTCAACAGGAATTTATTCAGCTTCTTTCGCTTTTACGGGCTCATCAACGCTAAAAACCATTTATGATGTATGGCATAACTACGAATCTACTATAGAATATACTACAGGCTCAATTGTACCAAAAACTTTAAATTCTCCCGGATGGGACCAATATCAACAATACGCAACAAAAATTACTAATTTAAAGCCTTCATACAATAAAGATGAACAGGCTCGCCTTAGAGTTGCGATACGTCCTCGAAATTATAATCCAACAATCTACAATGTTGCTAGCTCAGAGATGGAAATAACTACTGTTCCGAGCGCCTCTTACGAGGTGATTCGTATGGCCGATAATTCTACTATAGTTAATAATTCTACTGGAAGCGCAACAAGACACACTTATTTATCATATGATAATTCTGGAAGCTATTTCGATTTTGATATGTCTATATTACAGCCTGGTTACATGTACGGTTTTAAATTTGCTTATCACGTATCTAATAACTGGAGAGAACAGGAAAGAGTACATAAATTTAGGGTTGAAGATAATTAATATAAGTTGGGTTAACTATGGGCATTAAAGACTTATTCGATAAAGGGCTTTCATTAAAGTTTCTTAAAAATAAAACTCAAGATAATTTAAGAGAAGACCTTGAGTCGGCGCGCTATATTGATGCTTATTCAAAAAGGCGTAATCGATTTTTTCCTGACGTTAACTTCGCCACCGCTTCGAATTTTGCTCGCTTTGGGCTAGCGGAAGAATATTACGACGTAGCTATTAAGAGAATTTATCAAACTTACCCATATGATGGCTCATTAGCTGAAAAAATTGAGTGGGAAAATGAAAGTACATATTTAGATTTATTT